CACTACCGTTTATACGTTAGAATCTGCTACAAGTGGCGGAACAAGTACTGGCGGCATTGCTAGCGTTAGTGGTGGCATTGGCGGTGTTCAACGCCGTAAACCAGGACAGAATCTTATTGCTCAAGAAGGCGACAAGGCTAAAGTGCCTGCTAGTAAACCAAGAAACTTTGTGGCCAAGAATGCCACTACTGGCGGTGCCGGTGCTCACAAGGATAAGAAGAAGGCTGCTAAACAAGGTGATGTAAAACACAAAGCCCGTGAATTAGATATGGCGGAAGAAGCAAGCCCTATGATTAAACCGCCTACTAATAGATTTGATAACAAACATGAAGCATTTGCCTACGCTCGAGAACACGGCGGTAAAGTATTCAAAAGCACATACATTGATCCCAACACCGGAAACAAAAACATAAACTTTGTTGTTAAAAAAGAAGAAGGTGTGGCGGAAGGCTTGAACGAATTTGCTATGAGCGGTGGCGATGACGACGAAGATCCATTTGATAACTATCCTTGTTATGATTGTGGTAGCACTATATTTTTACATCATACTGAATTGTGTGAGTTAGCGGAAGAAAATGCCATAAGAGATTTACCAGCAAAGCCCGGGTCGCAACACTGGACTGGGCAGATACCCAAAGGATTACATCCTATTCCGGGATTACAGGAAGGTGTGGCGGAAGGCGTCCCTCAACCGGGACCAAGTTCAGGTGCTCCAAAACAGTTTGGCTCCGATGCTAAAATACAAACTCGCCAAATGACTGTAAAAGATATTATATCATCTGTGCCGGGGGTGCCTTATTATAATAATGTAGTTGATGATTGGGACGCTAAAGATTATAGTTGGGGCGTCACTAAAAAAGTTATAGAGTATGCTACTTACTTGAAGGATCATCCAGAAAGTTTAGCGAAGTTGCCTCCGGCAATAGTATTAAACGGTAAGTTTGAAGATGGCGCACACAGAGTATCTGCTATATGGTTACTACAGCAAAGAATGGATCCTAAAAATCCATTGTGGAAAAATGCTAAATTAAATGTTCAGTTTGTTAAGCAAGGTGTGGCGGAAGCAAAAGGTAAACTTACATATACCCCTGAACCAACTGAGTATGGTGTATTTCCTGATAGCAAAAATGAGTTTGTTAAAACATTCCTATCACGAGACTTGGCATTGGCTCATATTAAAAAATTCGGCGGCAAACTTATAGTATTAGATCAACATGGTCGCAGAATGAAGGAAGGTGTGGCGGAAGGCTCACTAAACGAATCTGTTATCCGCTCTGAAACAATAGGACCATACACACATGAACTACATAAGACACCATGGGGATATCAGGTAAGAGTTTATGCTGGTGGAAAACAAGTTCATTCAGATATAACCAAACCCACAGAAGAAAAAGGTCAACAAAGTTTTGATAGTAATATCGCCTACACAAAGAAACAGTTAAGAATTAACGAGCAAGGTGTGGCGGAAGGTGCACCAGAATTATTAAAAGCAGAAATGCCATTGGTTCGTCATATTGAGCGTGAACTAACACAACACGGTTATGAAAAGGGCACCAGTGAATACAACGAGCATTTCAAACACGCATTAGCATACTATCGTAAGTTTGGCAATATAGATGCGATTAAAAAAGGTGTGGCGGAAGGTATCCAATTTCTTCCTATAGATAAGTTCCCAAAGACCGATGATGAAAATCAATCTGAACTTTACCTAAAAACCAAAGACGGTAATGTTTATGTAGGTGAATGGGATTCAGCAAGCGGTTATTTCTTTGCGACTGACATAGTTCATGGCAACCATCCCGCAGGGAATGAACTACCAGGAAGGATGTATAATCGACCGGTAGCGTTTGCGGTAAAACAAGGTGTGGCGGAGGCAAGCAGCCCTGCTCAACAGGCCGCTATTGCTATTGCTAAAAAGAAAAAGGCCGGAGTTAAAGAAAGTATTGCCGAAGACCACAGCACAGCCACAGGCGGTTGGGGTCAGGGTTCTTATAATACTGCATCTAAAGATACTAGCAAATGGGCAGGTGCCGGACACAATGATGCTGTTCGAGAAAACCCAGAATGGTATAATGATGAAGCCAACAGTATGACTACTAGCCAATTAAAGAGCCTAGTCAAACATGCTGCCAAACTTCGCCATGCTGTTAAACAAATGCAGGCACAAGGTGATACATTAGAACCTTGGCAACAAAGCAAGGTCACTAAAGCAGCAGACTATCTAGATGCTGTATTCAATGCTGTAGACGATGAGCACGATATGGGCGAAAGCGAAGATCACCCAGATGAAAAAGAGGACAAGGCTCTTATCCGTAAAATGGTCAAACAACAAGCGTTAAAGCAAGAAGATAGTTATATGGAAGCACTGTCTGCTAAACTAGGCGAAAAGCTCAAAGCCAATGACCCTGTGGACAAATACATCAACGATTTTAGCAAAGCCGCTAAAACACCTAACGCCAAGGGACATCATCAGTTTAAAAACAAGAGTCCAGAAAAAGTTCGTCAAATGGCCATTGCTGCTAGTTACGGTGCTAAAAACAAAAGCAAGAAAAAATGAACTTAAGAGAATTTACAGAGAAAGACTACTTGATACATGATCGAGAACATCTCGACAAGTATCTAGTTGAACTCTGTGCCGAGATCGTCAAAGGACAGCAAAAAGATCCCAAGCAATACGGCATGGTTGCTGCCTGTGTTCTAGATCCCAAGCATCGCATGGTAGCTAGTACCAGCACTAACCGAGACGGTAAATGGAGTCATGCCGAACGCAACGCTATGGCAGCATATGAATCCAAGTACGGCGAGATCCCCCATGGTAGTATTATACTGACAACATTGAGTCCTTGTGATGGCGCTATGGCAGATCGTTATCAAGGTAGTTGTACAGATTTAATCAATGATAGCCCAGTAAAGAAAGTCTACTGCGGCTATATGGATCCCAGCCAACACGATGAAGATTTTGAATTTACCGTAGAAGCAACTACCAACGAAGATATACGAGCATTGTGTAAGAAGTTTGCTGACACATTCCTAGGTGACGAAGATCATCCATTAGATGAAAATTTTGCCGATGGTAAGCACCCTGGACGCAAGGGACTTGCCAAACGCAGCGGAGTAAATACCAAAGCATCAGTTAGCAGTTTAAGAAATACTGCCAAACACTCTACAGGTGAAAAGGCACGCATGTCGCACTGGCTGGCCAATATGAAAGCAGGAAGAGCTAAAAAGAAATGAGAGCACAAGAATTTATCACCGAATCATGGAGTCAAAAGTATAAGAACAGCATCAATTGTTCTCATCCTAAAGGCTTTAGTCAAAAGGCTCATTGTGCAGGTAAAAAGAAGCACAATGAAGATATGATGATGGAAATGACATGCCCCGACTGCGGTATGTGTCAAACACACGGCAATCTTAATGAAATTAAGAAAGGTGCCAAGGACAGCAACGGTTATACCAAATGCTGGCCTGGTCATCATGCTGCCGGAACCAAAACAGGTAAGAACGGTGGACAAGTTCGTAATTGTGTGCCCAACGAAGATATAGAGTTAGAAGAACAATTTAATATGATCGAGTCTATGATCGAATATTGGGCTGAACAGCACGGTGTAGACAGTGAAGCAATTTGGGAAGATCTCGAACTAGTCGAAGATGAAGATCTATTAAGCGAAGCCGAAGCCTGGCAAAAGTCGTCGGGCAAGAATAAGAACGGTGGCCTAAACAAAAAGGGCGTGGCCAGTTATCGTCGTAGCCATCCGGGTAGTAAACTACAAACTGCTGTTACTACCAAACCTAGCAAATTGAAGAAAGGCAGCAAGGCCTCCAAACGTCGTAAATCATTCTGTGCTCGTATGAAGGGTATGAAGAAACATCGCACTGGGGCTAAAACCAAACGAGATCCAAATAGTCGTATAAACAAAAGTCTCCGTAAATGGCATTGTGAATAAATTAGTCATTGACATCAACTCCTTGTATAGTATAAACTTACTTACAAGGAGTTTTTTTATGAGTAAAAGTTTTGGCGCACCTGAACAAGCAAAGATTAAACAAATCGTAGCAGAAGGTTGCACAGTTATGCAGGAAATTCAAGACCTCACAGAAGGCCTAAATGAAACCATCAAAGCAGTAGCCGAAGAACTAGATGTCAAGCCCAGTGTGATTCGTAAGGCAATTAAGATTGCACAGAAAGACCAATGGGATCAAGTGTTCCGTGAATTTGATGATTTGGAAACCATCGTTGACATCAGTGGTCACGCAAATCGGCGCGATGATGCGTAAAATTATATTAGATACTATACAATGGGTCAAAGATGACTACAAATCTAATCATATTAGGTTCATTGCTGAGTTTGTGGCTTGGACTATTAGCATCGCGTGTAGCATCACGATGGCGGTCACGGTACCCAATCCTCCATTGGTTTTACTATATCCCGCTTGGATTTTTGGCTGTATGTTGTATGCTTGGGCTAGTTTTACTAGGCAATCATTTGGCATGCTTGCTAACTATGTTTTGCTTGTAAGCATAGATTCTATAGGACTGGTCAGGATGCTGGCTAAATATTTGTGAGTAAGGTCCGGCGAGCCACAAATCGCACCTTGGTATTTGCAAGCCTAAAATTGCAAGAAAGAAAAATAATAATATGAGTTATGTAGATTCACGATGGGATCGTGACAAAGACATTGTCTATGTTGTTGAGCGTGATCCTAAGAAAGGTAGAATATTCCAAGAATATCCTGCTCGTTATCAATTTTACTATCCCGACCAACGGGGCAAGTATAAGTCAATCTTCGGTGAGAGCCTAAACAAGGTCAGTGCCCGAACATTTAAAGAATTCACCAAAGAACAAAGAATACATTCAAATCACAAACTCTACGAAAGTGATATTAATCCTGTATTCCGTTGCCTAGAAGAAAACTATCTAGGCAAAGAACCACCCAAGTTAAATGTAGCCTTTTTCGATATTGAGGTGGACTTCGATCCAGAGCGCGGCTATGCATCGCCCGAAGATGCATTTATGCCAATCACTGCCATCGCTGTTCACCTACAATGGATGGATACATTGGTATGTCTTGCTGTTCCTCCAAAGACACTGACTATGGAACAAGCACAAGAGCAGGTCAAAGAATTTCCTAACACCATCTTATTCGAAACTGAATATGAAATGTTAGATACTTTCTTAAACTTAATCGAAGATGCCGATGTGCTAAGTGGTTGGAACTCAGAAGGCTTCGATATTCCCTACACGGTAAATAGAGTTACCAAGACCTTGAGCAAAGAAGATACTAGACGCTTTTGCCTTTGGGGTCAACTGCCTAAAAAGAGAGAATACGAGAAATATGGGAAGGATGCTGTTACCTATGACCTTGTTGGTCGTGTTCACCTCGATAGTCTCGAATTGTACAGAAAGTACACCTATGAAGAACGGCACACCTACCGATTGGACGCGATCGGCGAAATGGAAATCGGAGAATCAAAGACTGTCTATGAAGGCACCTTGGATCAACTCTATAACAACGACTTTCGCAAGTTTATCGAATACAACAGACAAGACTGTGCACTACTCGATAAGTTAGACAAGAAACTTAAATTCCTAGACCTCGCTAATACAGTTGCTCACGAAAATACTGTGTTGCTACAAACTACCATGGGTGCTGTGGCTGTTACAGAACAGGCCATTGTAAATGAAGCACATCATAGGGGTATGATTGTGCCAAGTCGTCCCCGTAGAGATGATACTGCTAATAATCAGGCAGCAGGTGCTTATGTTGCTTATCCTAAAAAGGGCTTGCACGACTATATCGGGTCTATGGATATTAACTCGCTGTATCCATCTGTGATTCGTGCTCTAAACATGGGCCCCGAAACTATTGTTGGGCAGTTACGACAAGATTATACCAAGGAAGAAATCGAAACTAAAATTGCCAAGGGCGATAGTTTTGCAGGTGCATGGGAAGGTAAGTTTGGCAGTAACGAATACGAATTTGTTATGAACCAAGACCGTGCTCACGATATCATCATCGACTGGGAAAATGGCGAGACCAGTGTAATGAGCGGCGCTCAAATCTATGAATTAATCTTTGAAAGTAATAATCCGTGGATGTTGAGTGCCAATGGAACTATCTTTACACATGAGCGTGAAGGTATTATTCCGGGCTTGTTGAAGCGTTGGTATGCTGAACGTAAAGAGATGCAGGCTAAACTCAAAGAAGCCATTAAAGCGGAGAATAAAATTGAAGAAGAATACTGGGATAAGAGACAATTGGTTAAGAAAATTAACCTCAATAGCCTGTATGGTGCTATTCTTAACGCTGGCTGCAGGTTTTTCGATAATCGTATTGGTCAATCAACTACACTTACAGGGCGTGGAATTGCCCGACACATGGCAGCAAAGATCAACGAAGTCATCACAGGCGAATACAACCACATCGGCAAAAGCATCATTTATGGAGACACTGACTCCGCTTACTTCAGCGCCTATACATCCTTGAAAAACGAGATCACCAAGGGACAAATTCCTTGGGACAAAGATACCGTTATTCAATTGTATGATACTATTGCCGCCGAAGTGAATAGCACATTCCCGCAGTTTATGCTAGATGCTCATCATTGTCCAAAGAGTCGTGGTGATGTTATCAAGGCAGGTCGTGAAATTGTTGCTATCAAAGGCTTGTTCATTACCAAGAAGCGTTATGCTGTTCTGTATTATGACAAGGAAGGCAAACGATCAGATGTAGACGGCAAGCCAGGTAAGATTAAGGCCATGGGCTTAGATTTGAAACGATCAGACACTCCTGAATTTATGCAGAAGTTCTTGGAAGAAATTCTAACCAAGGTGCTGAATGGTTCAGGTGAAAAAGAAATTCTAGATCGTATTAGTGAATTTAGAACAGAGTTTAAAGCCCGACCAGGTTGGGAGAAAGGATCACCAAAACGTGCAAACAACATTACTGAATACCAAGAAAAAGAGAAGAAGTTTGGCAAGGCTAATATGCCTGGTCACGTTAGAGCAAGTATTAATTGGAATACGCTCCGCAGAATGAATGGTGACAAGTATTCTATGCAGATTACAGACGGTGCTAAAGTCATTGTCTGTAAGGTCAAGGCAAATCCACTGGGGTATACTAGTATTGCTTATCCTGTAGATGAGTTGAGATTGCCTAAATGGTTCCAAGAACTTCCATTCGATCATCACGAAATGGAAGCAACTATTATTAACAATAAGATTGAAAATTTAATCGGTGTACTAGAATGGGATTTGAGTAGCAATACTGAAACTAATACTTTTGCATCATTGTTCTCATTTGAATAAGGAAATATATGAACAAAATGACTCGTAGCGAATCGCCATTAATTGTACTAGTAGATAACTTTTTAACCCAAGATCAATTAAATGACATAGGGTTTGAAAACGTTCCTTTTAAAAATAGCGAAGGATTTATGTTTGATTCAGGCAAAAGCGATCTAACTGAATCTAGAACTAGTAGTACCTATTTTGACTATAGACCAGAAACTGAATTTGTATATCCTATAGCAATAGAATTTTTAAAAGAATACTTTCCGGATGTAGAGGAAGATCAATTAGAAAAAATGCAAATTACAAGGTACACAGAAGACCAAATGTATGTACCGCACTGGGATTATTTTAATGTTCCCGGATTTGAAAATACAACAGAAAACGATCGCCGTGGTACACTAATCATTTACCTCAACGATGACTTCGGGGGCGGCACTACACATTTTCCTAAACTAGGGATACATATACATCCTAGAGCAGGATCTGCTGTGTTTTTTAGATACGATTATAGCCCAGCCGAAAATCAAGAAACACTGCACAGCGGAGAACCAGTGAGTAAAGGTACAAAATATATCATTACTATTTGGATTAGAAATAAAAAATATGTTTGAACAAAATATTTGTTGACATTACCCACAAACCTAAATAAACTTAAACAAAGGAAATTATCATGAAAGACATTTTACAAGACATCGTTGCACATACAAACAAATTAGGATTCTTAAACATCGTTAAGGTCACTGGCACAGAAGATAAGACTCTTATCGATTCTATGGCAGACGACAAGTCTGTTATCATGTATGCTGAAACTGCTAACCCATACCCACAAATGATCGGTACCTTCGGTATGCCACAATTAGAAAAACTACGCTATCTTGTAGATGGTAAAGAATATCAAGAAGATGCCAAGATCGAAGTAGTCACAGGTGATCGCAATGGCGATATTATTCCTGTAGGATTGCACTTTGAAAACAAAGACGGCGACTTCAAGAACGACTATCGTTTTATGAATCAAGCAATCATCGAAGAAAAACTTAAAACCGTTAAGTTCCGCGGAGTTAACTGGCACGTCGAAGTTAATCCAACTGTTGCTTCTATCCAACGTTTTAATTTCCAAGCAGGTGCTAACACAGAACACACAACATTCTTGGCCAAGACTGATGGCGATAAGTTAGTATTTGTTTTCGGCGATCAAAGCAGCCACGGTGGTGAGTTTGTGTTTGCCACAGGTATCACTGGCAAGATTACCAAAGCATGGACATGGCCTGTTAATGCAGTATTGAGCATCTTGAAGATTGCCGATGCTAACAATACCACAATGAGTTTCAGCAACGACGGCGCTATGCAGATCACATTAGACAGCGGTCTAGCAACCTATAAGTATATCATTCCAGCACAGGCTTAATATGAACAACGGCATAGCCTCTTATGGAAAATATATACATATAAATCCAGGATATGTGTCTAATCCCTATATTAATATGAGCAATATGTCTGCGGGGATGGTACGATATAATGGAAATAGTTCAAAATTTGAAGTATATGACGGTAGTGCCTGGTTATCAATAATTGATTCTATTCCACAAATAGGCCTAAATAATCTCGCCGAAGAAGCAATAGATTGGGCCCGTAAACGCATAGAAGAAGAACGTGAATGGGAGAATAGCGATCATCCTGCTATTCAAGCCGCTGTAGAAAATCTACGCAAGGCTAGACAACAGGTAAAGATTACTGCTATACTAGCAGAACAAGAAGAAAACAATGACAAGACCACCAGTTAATTTAACACCACTACAGAAAGATTATGCAGTTTATTTGCCTGCTATCAGTTCGTTCTACAGCACCTATATTGCTAAACAACGATTAGAAAAGTTTATCCCCGACGATCGAGTTCCTGCAGGATTTGATCGCGGTATTGAAGGTATGAACTTTTTAAATCCCGAACAAGGATACTTTACCTACAAGTATGGATTGTATTCAGCAGGTCATGCACAATTAGATCTTAAGAAATCAATGGTTCAAGAATCAATGATTCAACAACGCGATCGTTCTAATACAATGATCTTAGGTGACTCAGGCGGATACCAGATTGGTAAAGGTGTTCTACAATTTGACTGGAAAGACTTTGAAGGACCAAAGGCAGACGCAGTACGCAGAAGTATTCTAGAGTGGTTGGAACAAACTGCTGACTGGTCAATGATGCTAGACGTTCCTACTTGGGCTTGCGATCACATCCATAGTCCAAAGACAGGATTGAAAACTTTTGAAGATTGTCTAGACAAGACTCGTTATAACAACGACTTTTTCTTGATGAATCGGTCAGGTCAAACCAAGTGGCTGAATGTGCTACAAGGTGGTAACTGGGATACTGCAGAGAAATGGTATCAGGGTGTAAAAGAATTTAGTGATCCAAATGGCAAATACGCTGGCAGAGAAGCAGAAGGTTGGGCCTTTGGTGGTGCTAATATGTGTAAAATGGATATTACTCTTAAGCGTCTAATGACTCTTAGAGAAGATGGTTTGCTGAAGGGCAAAAACTGGATCCACTTCTTGGGTACAGCGCAACTTGACTGGAGTTGTTACTTAACTTTAATTCAAAGACAAATCAGGAAACACATCAATGAAGAAATTACCATATCTTTTGACTGCGCCTCACCGTTTATCGCAACAGCACACGGACTTGTCTACACCAACTCCCAACACACACCGAAACGTTGGAGTGTTATTATGGACAAGGCCCCAGACAACAAAGCACTTGCCAAATCAGATATTCCCTTCCCATGGGAAAGCGAAATCGGCCGCAGGTTAACACTAGGTGACATTTGTCATTATGCTCCAGGCATGTTGAACAAGATTGGCAAAGAAGGTCGCACATCGTGGGATAGTTTTGCCTATGCTCTAATGATGGGTCATAATGTATATCAACACATTGTTGCTGTACAACGTGCTCAACAATTGATGGACATTGAAATTGCCAAGACCAAAGACAAGATCAACTGGCGTGCTTGGAAGAAGGTCAAGGCTCAGGATATGAGCGATGAATATTCAGACTGGGTTCCTCGCAATATTCTATACTTTGCTGATTTTATCGAGGACCTGTTCAACACCAAGACCAAGGACGAAGCATTTGCAATGATCGAAGAAAAGAAATATTTCTTAAAAGCATTAGAAGGTTCTAGGCTTCAAGGCGGACCTGCTGATAATGTGTTTCATAACTTGTTTGATGTTGTAGAGAAAGAACAAAACGAAATCGACTTTAGTAATCCAGATGATGATGAATTACGCAAACTTGCAGATGAATTAGGAGAATAATTATATGGCACGAAAAAAGAAAACAGACATTATTGAATCTGCCGAAGTAGCAGAATCAATTAAACCAAAAACTACAAGGGCTAAAAAGATTGCCGAACAGGTTATCGAAAAGGCCATGGCAAAACCTACTGTAGTTGTCGGTAGTCATTTGACTGTTACTACACATCCCAATGGCCGCACTGAATTGAAGTGGGACGATGAAGCTTTGCTCAGAGATGTAAAAGCCGCTCTGCTAAAAGCAGAAAGTGTTCTCCCTGTTGCAGAAGCTAAACCAAAACGTACTCGTAAAAAAGCCTAATTTGGTAATAATCAGTGTTGCTCAACTTTAATTTTTATTGTATACTTATAGCATGAAACGAGATTACGATACAGGCAAAAGCAGTACGGTAGAATTCTTCGTCGGCAACGAAGTCGAACATACGCCTGCATTTGGCAAGTTCACACTATTTGTTGTAGGTGTACAACCAATTGAAGAAATTAAACGCAGATTAGATGATGCCGCAGAATACTTAGACGAGTCTAGACATATCAATCACATTTTCTTCGGTGCCAATCATAGTTTTAATCCACAGAATAATCTAGATTGGCAACGTTGGGAAAGTATGATTCAATATTTTCTAGACCTAGGGTATTTGTGTAGTCTAGATATTCCAATAAGTGCTGTAGAGCAGTTTAATGAAACTGGCTTAAACGAGCGTGATAACTTTATTCCGCAAATTCGTGTGCCAATTCCTTACATTCGACAATGGAATTACAACACAATGATTAAAATCGACGACAAAGATTTTAAAGCAACTAACCCCGGTGTTTGGTCACACTATCTACATGATCTTCAAAATCATGATAGATTCACTGATTGGGCACAATATAAAAACGATAAGATTAGCAAATGACCACTAATACATATATCAAAGTTAGAACAGAATTTGAAGGATTCCACTTTTATCCTAATGCAGGTAAGATTGATCCTCGCATCGAATTCTTAGAACATGAACATCGCCATATGTTCAAGGTTGAAGTTAAAATCTCTGTCACGCATTTGGATCGTGAACTAGAGTTCTTCCTTGTCAAATGGGCACTACAAGATTTCATCCGAGCAGGCAATCAGAATCATAAAAGTTGTGAAATGATTGGAACAGATATTTTGCAAAACCATCTTATTCCTACATACGGAGAACGATATTACGAGATCGTTGTTTCCGAAGATGGCGAGTCAGACGGTATTGTAGAATATAACCCAAAACCAACTTTTCATTAACTCCTAACTAAAGGAAAAACACCATGGCAAATATCCCTGCCTACATTCAAAAAACTCTTAAGATGAAACCAGAAGTCGAACGAGTGTTCGACGACTTGGATCGGTGGCTCGACCACTGCCGTTTCAACCTTATCAAGTACGATGAAAAGGACATGTACCGCAGTCCCGAGTATCGTCGGTTCCAACAGGAACAAGAGTACTTGGAACGTAAAGCCCGTCGTGAAGCACGAGCACGCCAGGAAGCATAAATGGCTAATGTATTCATCGTCGATATAGAGGCGGTGGAGAGTAGGTACACGGGACAATGGCAGTCCCATGTACCTTATCTACTTGCAAAGGAAGATCACAATGTTCAAATTATCTCTGGCCCTAAAGACATTCCTAGTGCCACTACTCCTGGCGCCTTTCTTAATTTTGGCGGCACTAATATCTACAAGTCTGCTCAAGTTGAACAGATGGGTCGTTTATTTTGCTCCGGAGCAGTTAAGCCTGGCGATCATTTTCTGTTTACTGACGCTTGGCATCCTGGCATCATAAACTTAAAGTATATGAGTGAGCTGTTGCAGATTCCTGTAACAACACACGGCTTGTGGCATGCTGGTAGTTATGATCCTCAAGACTTTCTCGGCCGCTTAGTCGGCAATAAGCCTTGGGTAAGACACGCTGAAAAGAGTTTCTTCCATGCGTTTGATCATAACTACTTTGCCACTGACTTTCATATTAAGATGTTTGTCACTAATCTGTTTAACGATTATCCATCAGAAAATCCGTGGTTGGAAGAAGACTTAAAAGATATCATTGCCGGGGAAGATCCTAGATTTGTTCGCACTGGCTGGCCTATGGAGTATATGGACGAACTGCTTGGCGGTGGCGGTCCGTATGCCAAGGATGACCTAATCTTATTCCCACATCGTATTGCTCCAGAAAAGCAAGTAGAGATTTTCCGTGATCTAGCCAAGCATTTGCCACAATATGAATTTGTTGTTTGTCAAGATCAACCTCTGACCAAACACGAATACCATACATTGTTGAAACGAGCAAAGATTGTGTTCAGTGCTAATCTACAGGAAACACTGGGTATTAGTTGCTACGAAGGTGCTATGGTAGATGCTATCCCTATGGTGCCAGATCGGTTGTCGTATACAGAAATGTATTACAGCGGATTCAAGTATCCTAGTGAGTGGACAGAAAGTTTCGAAGCCTACGAAGCTCACAGGCAAGAATTGTGTACATTAATTATTCAAACTATGAATTTTTATAATCAACAAGTGCCGCAGGTTAAGAAACAAGCTAAAGATTTAACTGAACAGTTTTTTAGTGCAACTAACTTATTGAAAAATTTAAAATGAAATTCCTTTTAAACTTCTTGGATAAAATTGGTCGTCGGCGTATTATTATGGATCGAGAAGAAAATGAACCATATCTAGAACGCTATTATGTTTTCCTTAAAGATCGCAAAGCATTTCCGTTTAATATCTTTATCCATAAGTTTTTAAAGAGTGACCCCGATGATGTTCATGATCATCCGTGGCCCTATGCCACACTTATTTTACGGGGTGGCTATTATGAATGGGTTCCAAAATTTAATAGCCTAGGAGAAAAAATTGGAGAAATTCGTCATTGGCGTGGGCCTGGTCATTTTCGTATTTGCCGACCTACTTCATACCATCGCATTGAATTGGATCCCAATGTAACAGCATGGACCTGCTTTATGCCCGGGCCGCAACGGCGTGAATGGGGATTTTTAGTCAACAACAAGTGGATTCATAATGAACAATACCTTACAGATCGAGCAAACAATGGATAAGAGAACCAAAGAAGTAATGGACATTCTACAAGAAGAATGTGCAGAAGTAATCCAAGCTATTAGTAAAATTAGTCGCTTCGGCCTAAATAATTTCAAGCCTGGCAAACCAAAAACAAACAAAGAACACCTAGAAGAAGAGTTAGGCGATGTACTCGCAATGATTGACATTCTACATGAGTTGGATGTAATATCATATCATAACTTAAAAGCCGCTACTGCTGCTAAAAAAGAAAAACTAAAGAAATGGTCTAATATATATGAGCAAGATTAAAATCGCAGAATTATTTTACAGCATTCAGGGAGAAGGCCGGTATATGGGAGTTCCCAGTGTATTCCTTCGTACATTCGGCTGTAATTTCCGCTGTGCAGGATTTGGTATGCCTCGTGGAGAGATGAGCACAGAAGCAGAAGAACTTGCTCAAGTGTCTCATATGTTTACAAAATATGAAGATTTGCCGCTAGTGTCAACTGGTTGTGATAGTTACGCTAGTTGGCATCCTGACTTTAAGGACCTGAGTCCTATGCTTACATCAGATGCCATTGCCAATCGCATTATGGAAATCATTCCACACGGTGAATGGAAAGATGAACATCTTGTTATTACAGGTGGAGAACCTTTGCTAGGTTGGCAACGAGCTTATCCAGACTTGCTAGATCATCCTAAGATGGCGGGTCTTAAAGAAATTACATTTGAAACAAATGGCACTCAGCAGTTAACTCCTGAGTTTAGAGAATACTTACACAATTGGGTAGGTAATGGGTTTGATAACGAAATTACATTTTCAGTAAGTGCTAAATTGCCAGCAAGTGGTGAAAAGTGGGAAGATGCCATTAAGCCCGAGATTGTTTGTACATACGAAGAAGTCGGAACAACATATTTGAAATTAGTAGTAGCAACAGAAGAGGATATTAAAGATGCAGAACGAGCAGTTAACGAATTTAGAAAAGCGGGCTTTACAGGTCACGTATACCTTATGCCTGTTGGCGGTGTTGAGTCTGTGTACACTCTCAATGCTAGATCTGTTTCCCTTGCCGCAATGAAGCGAGGCTGGCGTTACAGTGATCGACTACAAGTGCCATTGTTCAAGAACGAGTGGGGCACTTAATGTCCGAACCGTTGCTGGCTCCAAAGTTTCTAAAGGTGTATATGTTGTTAAAACAATCACCTAACTTCTATCTGTATCCTACAGGTACGGCTAGTCCTGGCGGCGGAGCGACTGGGTTTTATTTTACTCGAGAGGAAGCAGAAAAATATAGAACAATGGAACTACTGGTTGCTAGTGCTACCGATAGTAAAGACAAGTTCCATATATTTGAGTTAGATATTCCAAATCCGGCATACGAAGGCAAATGATGTTTGGTAAGAATTATAATGATACAACATCAGATGACCTATGGTTTTACAAAACCGCAAGTGTTGAATACAAATTTGCAGTTTTTCCTAAACGCTGTGCTTTAACAGGAAAAAGAATTTGGTTAGAAAAGGGCTATAAATTTACTAAAATGATTACTGGCCCGGGTGATCCTATATACCTATATAGGTGGCACAACAAACACGAACATTTAATTTGGCAATTAAAAAGGTAAACTATGAAAAATTTTATTAAGAAGGCGCTAGGCCTAGACAAACTCGAACAAGAAGCTCATGCTGCTAAAAAAGCCGCAGAAGAAATGGCTGGTAAAATTAAAGAGGCCGAAGCCAAATTAATCGAAAAAGCTAAAACTCCAAAAGAGATTGCCACCGAAGCCAAAGAGCCTTGGGTAGCTGTAATGGATACTCATGTTAATAAAGATAATCTACGCAATGGATTCTTTGAGCTTGACTGGAACGAGTATTTTGTAGTACAATTACGTAGTGCTGGTTATACCGGTGATACTGACGAAGAAGTTGTTGATCAATGGTTCACCGAACTATGTCGCAATGTCGGCGGTGAAGAAGGTGTTGATATGAGCCGCCGCGGTGCGGGTTATGTCAATCGTGCATTACGTGATGATGGAAAAACTGAGGTTTATTAATGTCAAAGACATACATTCTAGTAGATACTGCTAATGTTTTTTTTAGAGCCAGGCATGTGGTTCGTGGTTCTACAGAAGATAAAGTAGGTATGAGTATTCATACTGTATTAAGCAGTGTGCGTAAAGCATGGCGTGATTTTAAAGGCGACCATATCATATTCGCACTCGAAGGTCGCTCGTGGCGTAAGGATTTCTATGCGCCATACAAAGCACAACGAGCAGAGGGTCGTGCTGCTCAAAGTCCTCGTGAACAAGAAGAAGATCGTGTCTTTTGGGAAACGTTTGATCAGTTCAAAGAATTCATTCGAGACAAGACTAACACCACAGTATTGCAACATCCACAACTCGAAGCAGATGATTTAATCGCCGGCTTCATTCAAAGTCACCCTAACGACAATCACGTGATTATTTCGACAGACGGAGACTTCGCACAGCTGATTGCTCCAAATGTTCGACAATATAATGGTGTTATGGAAATTACTACAACACACGAAGGATATTTTGATGCCAAAGGTAAGCCTGTCATTGATAACAAAACTAAACAAGTCAAAGGCGCACCGGATCCGAGCTGGTTACTATTCGAAAAGTGTATGCGTGGCGACACCTCCGACAACGTCTTTTCTGCTTATCCGGGAGTTCGTGAGAAAGGGACAAAGAATAAAGTTGGTCTCCGTGACGCCTTTGCCGATCGAGACAGCCGCGGATATAACTGGAACAATATGATGCTTCAGCGTTGGACTGATCACGAAGGTGTTGAGCATCGTGTTCTAGATGACTATAATCGTAATGTTACTCTATGTGACCTGTCAGCACAGCCCGATAACATTAAACAATTGATTAAAGAAACAATCGATACTGCTACACAGGCGGAAAAAAGTATTCCGCAAGTCGGTATCAGATTGTTAAAGTTCTGTTCGGAATATAGTCTGGTTAAGATCAGCGAGCAAGTACAAAGTTACGCAGAACCATTAAACGCAAGGTATACACTATGAATTCAACAGCCAAAGTATTGATTCCAAATAAGGAATGGTTGGTCCGAGACGGGGCTAGTAAAATTGGTTCTATCAGCAAGGCTAAGAAAGGTTATACATTTTTAAAAAATGGAAAGCAGATCAGTTTCCAAGATCTTGCAGAAGTCAAAGCACAATTTGGTATCGAAGTCTTTGAAGAAAGCATTAAGAAGATTAAGAAGGACGCTGCCGAACCAAAGAATTACAGCATATACGATTTTCCCTGTAGCAGTAAACCATTTGAGCCTGTGTATAGTGTCAAGCAGAAACTTCCGCTATATGCTAAAAGTGCCAAGAGTAAGAGCCAATATTGTGCAGGATACTATGTAATTAAATTCCGCAAGGGCTGGGTTAAATCATTCTGTCCCAAATTGATCACACTAGAGCGTTATCCATTTCATGGACCTTTTAAATCCGAAGCGGAAATGAAGGCTATGTTAAATACAATTAATAAATCATGAAACAATTAAACACATTACCAATTGAAGATTTTTTAGAAAAGGCTCGCATTGCTATCAAGTCTAATCAAAAAAATCTCACATTGAATATCAAAGAAGTTGCTGATTTGCAGAATAGTCTCAGTGTAGTAATGACTAGATTGGCAGGTGAACTGGATGAAATTGCCAGTGCTAAATCAGAAGAAACTATTGTTATTAATATGGACGGCGGGACTTTCTAATAATTCTGGTAAATACTTATGCACTACTAATGGAGCATGAGTTTTGAGCCGTCCTAAACCAAAGGTACTTTTAGAAATTACAAATAAAAAGACTTATAAAACAGAACAAGTTTTAGAAGCCGAAGCCATTTGGGCTGTTTTCTATCAGGATAAACCAATTAATTTAAAAACTAGTAGTATTCTAGTTCAGCAAGTAGGACCAAAATATAAAAAAGTATCTTTTTCAAATGCTGGTCATGCTTACAATCTTGCTGAAAAACTCAACAAAACATTCAATACCCAAGACTTCTCAGTTTATAAATTAACCACCGGCGAGAAGTTAAATGACGAATCAAAAGATTGAAGTAACCAAATATGTAGCAACCCAATTCGGATTGCCTACAGATGATAAATCTTTGAGAAAACTCATAGCCCAATGGTGGGCAAATCCAAGACACAAAGACAAGGGCGGGCTCAAACTTACCGACGAAGGGTTTGCCAGACTAACTGCTCACATTACGTCATACCCTGTGCTATTTGTAGAGCCAATGGAATATACCAATCAATTGGTATTATATCTGGATAACTTTATAAACTGTCCTTGGTATATTAGTAAAAAACATCTCTACGTCTTTGACGATAAAATGGCTGTCCAACTGGTGTTGTTCGAAGGCAACATTGCCCGTTTTAGTCGTGCTAAGGCAGAAAGCGTAAAAAACTCCTTGACAAAGTCATAGAACCCTTGTATAATTAATACATACTGAAGCAGAGTGCAACAGTAAATTAATTTTTAACTTAACAAGAAAGTTGACTATGGCAGAAAAGATTAGCACAAACCGCACCGTTACTCCCAACGAAGCCAAGCGTAGTATCGAAAAGTGCGTTAAGATTCAACGTCCCGTGTTTATGTGGGGCCCTCCAGGTATTGGTAAATCCGATATTGTTAAACAAATTGGCGACAAACAAGGTCGTGAAGTTATCGACGTTCGTTTGAGCTTGTGGGAACCTACTGACATTAAAGGTATTCCATACTTTGATGCCAATGCTAATACAATGAGCTGGGCTCCACCTGCTGAATTGCCCACTGATCCCAACTCTACTGCTATCCTGTTCTTGGACGAGTTGAACTCTGCGGCTCCTGCTACACAGGCAGCGGCTTTCCAATTGGTTTTGAATCGTCGTGTTGGCACTTATGTATTGCCAAAAGGCGTTTCAATTGTTGCCGCAGGTAACCGTGAAACTGACAAGGGTGTTACTTATCGTATGCCTGCTCCGTTGGCTAATCGTTTCGTTCACTTGGAATTGAAGAGTGACTTTGAAGATTGGCAAGAATGGGCTGTTAACAATAAGGTTCACGAACAGGTTGTCGGCTATGTTGGCTTTGCCAAACAAGACTTGTATGACTTTGATCCAAAATCATCAAGCCGTGCGTTCGCTACTCCTCGTTCTTGGTCGTTTGTTAGTGACTTGCTCAAAGATGATGACTTGCCAGAAGGCACACTGACCGATTTGGTTGCAGGTGCTATTGGCGAAGGTCTTGCTGTTAAGTTTATGGCTCATCGCCGTGTTGCCAAACAAATGCCAAAACCAGAAGATATCCTGAATGGTAAGATCACTAAATGCGACATCAAAGAAATCTCTGCGATGTATTCATTGACTGTGTCAATGTGCTACGAACTCCAAACTGCTAGCCAAAAGAAGGTTAAAGATTGGGATAAAATGGCTGACTACTTCTTTGGATTTATGATGGACAATTTCCCAACAGAATTGGTTGTTATGGGTGCAAAGGTGGCATTGACCAACTATCAATTGCCGTTTGATGCTTCCAAGTTGAAGAACTTTGATCGCTTCCACGACAAATACGGTAAGTTCATTATCCAAGCAATGGAATAAAATTGGCCCGCAAGGGCCTTTTTTATTGACAAAATGTATAAATTCATATATAATAGTATTTTAACAGGAGCAGTAAATGTCCACTAAAACTTCTACAGCAAATAAAAAACTAGCAAAAACAGAACGCAAAGAATTTTCTCAAACAGAAAAGAACAAGATTGTTGAAAAACTTGTCACTGCTCGAATTGGTTTGTTGTTGCGTCATCCCTTCTTTGGCAATATGGCTACTCGTATGAAACTAGTCGATGCTTCAGAGTGGTGCAGTACTTTGGCCACAGATGGTCGTAACTTTTATTACAGCAATGACTTTGTTGACACACTGACTCCAAAAGAATGTGAGTTTGGTTTTGCACACGAAGTTCTGCACAATGTATTTGATCACCTAGGTCGCCGTGAAAACCGCGATGGTCAGTTATCAAACATTGCCGCAGACTACGCCGTTAACCAAATTCTTAAAGATGAAAAGATCGGCGAAGTTCCCAAAGATATCAAAATTTTCCAAGACCACAAATACCGTGGTTGGTCATATGAACAGATCTATGATCACCTGTACGAAAACTCCGAGAAAATTTCTTGGGAAGAACTCGGCGAACTGTTAGACGAACACCTCGACGGTGAAGGCGACGAAGGCGAGGGCGGTGGTGGCGGCGATGGTGAAGAAGTCGATGGTAG